TAAAGCGTTTCTAAATTTTTCAATTCTATCGTACTTCATAGAGTGAGTTGTTACGTTAGAACCAAAGTTGTTTTTTGGCTGCGCAATAGGTTCAGCGTTAGGTGTCTTAGTAAGTGCTTCTATTAATTCAGCTACTTGACTAAAGCCATTCTTAACTTTTGTCTCTAATTGTGCTACTTGTGTTTTAAGAGCTTGGTTTTCGCTAACTAAAGCAGCGATTTCGTCAGCCATTTTCTCATCCATCTTTTTACCCATTTCAGCAGGAGTTTCGTCAGCGATTTCTGCTTCTGCTTCTGGAGTTTCGATAGAGATAATCTTAGCGTTTTCGTCTAACTCGATTTGAGTTCCGTCTGCTAATTGGTGTTCGCCAGTTGGAGCAGGTGTTCCGTCTGCTAATGTAACTTCTCCACCGATAGCTAATTCGCTAATCATAACCTTTGTACCATCCATAAGGCTATACTCAGAAAATGTAACAGGTACTTCTTCGATAGGTGCTTCAATAGGAGCAGGTGCTTCTACTTGTGGCATATCTTCGAACAAAGCCCTAATTTGCATAATTGCATCTTTTGCGTTCATCATTCTTTTTGTTTAAATATTAATAAAAGATTTTGTTTATCATTTAACCCGTTGCAATATTTCCTTTATTGCATTCATAAGTTCTTGTTCTTTGCTTGGCTTTGTCTTGTAGGTAAATAACCCCTCAACGCTAAAGCCTTTAAATTTGCCCTCTTTAACATCGTTCCACACGCCTTCATTGTCTACTTTGAACGAGCCAAACCAAGACCCGTCAGGTGCATCTTCAAACCCTTTCATTGGGAGTATGCCACGGCTTTCGTCTGTAATAAAGCTTTCAAACATAGTAACCCCTTCTACTTGAGCATTAGGGGAGTGCATTAAATTTACATTTGATTGGTAGCCTCTTTTGAAAAACTTTTGCGCAATCTTAAAAATAGTATCTTTACTAAAGACCACATAATAATCGCCGTAAGTAGCATCGCTGCGAAAAATAGGTACGTCAGCAAGCATAAGAGGTCCAGAAATAATACGCTTATCTTCGCTGACCACTTCGAAGCGTTGTTGGTTTTTAAAGGCATTCCAATTCTTTTGAATAGCAGGTTTGTCTACGAGTGCTACATAGTCCACTTCGGCATCGTCATTCATATCCTCGCTAATGTCTAATAAATAAACAGGTAAGTCCATATTTCTAAATATTAATGGTTTTAAATTGTTATCATTTAACCAAACCTTGCTCTTTGCTGAATAGCTGCAATCCTTTGTTGGTTACTTGTTACATCGTTCTCGACAACATATGCCCTAACGGCTTGGTTGCCTATTGCGTTAATAGTTTGGCTACTTAGGTTTGTAGTTGCCGCTTGTGGTTGTGCAGGGGCTATTGGTGCTTGTTGCTGAATAGTAGGAGCGGTTACCGAACCTGCTGCACCGCCACCTTTTACTTGTGATAATATACTTTTAGCTTTACTTGCTGCTGCCAATACGGCTGCTACTTGTGTTGCATAGAATATAGGGAAAGCAAACGCTGCTCCTGGTCCTGTTGCCTTAGCTGACTTTTGAGCAATATCCAAACCTTGTGCAAAACCAACACCGGTACTAATAGCAATTTGGGCAAGTCCTGCTACCTTACTTGCTGCCGTTCCTTGTTCAAATAGTCCTGTAAGTTCTCCAATACCTTGTGCTACTACACTTGCAAAAGCAAACTTTGCTTGTAACTCAGCTTCTCTTGCTGCATCATTATCAGCTTTTAGTTTTTCGTTTTTCTTATTATTTTCGGCGATTTCTTTTTGAACTGCTGCATACTCGTCATCATTTTCTTTTTTAACTATTGCAGCCGTTTGTTCAAGCATTTTAGCATCTGCTTCTGCTTGTTTTTCTTTTTGTGCTACCGCTAAAGCATCTAAATCTGTATTTAGTTTTAATCTTGATGCGATTATTAATTCGCTTCTTGTAGCTTCTGTTATTTTAGTGTTTGCTAAAATCTCATCTTTTTCTTTAATAAAAGCTAATTCAAGTTCTGCTTTTTTTCTTTCGTTTTCGTCTTTAAAAGTAGATAAAAATAATTGATTTCTTAAATTAGCTAACTTTTCTTGTGCTTCTTTTTCAGCAGCTATCTTATCTTCATTGTCTTTTTTTCTTTGTTCAGAAGCAATCTTTGAAGCATCTTGACCTTTCTTTGCATTTTCTTTTGCAGCCTCATTTTGTCTTTTTTGTTCTTGGGCATCTAAAACCGCTTGTTCTGTTTTTAAACTTCTAAACTTTTTTAGTTCCTCTTCGTTTAAACCTTCTTTAGTTTTTAGCTTTGCCCTTAAAAAGTTAAGTTCGTTTTCGCCTTGTTGTTTAGTTAATTGGTATATCTCCTTTTCCTTTCCACCTTGTGCAGTTAGAACTTTAATTCTTGCCTCGATACCTTCGTTACCACGCTTAGTTGTTTTCTCTAAGGAAGCCAAAGCACGTTCTGCTTGTGAGGTTACACCTACGAAATCAGTAACTTTTGTAATAATGCTACTAAAGAACGTTCCAACTTGTGCAAGTCCTGGCACTAAACTTAATACCGCCTTCTTTACTTTGTCAAAGTTAGCAGCTACTAACCCAATGCCGATTGCTAAAGCACCAATACCCGTTGCGATTAAAGCACCACGCAAAGTAGAGAACGCACTAACTACCTGCGTTTTAATAACTGTACCTAATTGCTTAAAACTATCTATGCTTTCCCCTACTGCTTGTAAGCCTTGAGATAAAGCCATAGCAGAATTTACTTTAAGTAAAGTTTTCTGCAAGTCCTCGTTCTCCTTACCAAATAAAGCAGTTGCACCTTGTAAAGCACTAAAGCCACCGGCTACACCACTAAGCGAAGCAGTTAATGCTTTGAACTTAGCATCTGGATTAAAGGCATCAATTAAACTTTTTGCATCTCCGATTTGGTCTTTAAGTTCGGCTGCCCTCTTTGCTGCGGTTACGGCTTCCTTGCTACTTGCTCCAAACTGCTCAGATAATTTTGTTACCTCAGCGGTTGCTTCTCTTAGCTGCGCTTTTAAAGAGCCTAAAGCTTGGTCTTGATTACCGCCAACCCTTATATCAAATGATAATTGAGTATTTTCTGCCATTAGTATGATGTTTCTATTACTTTAAGAAATGATAGTTTAGTAGTGTTGTATTCCATTGGGTTAAAGTTCTCGACTTTATTAAGCCTAAATAATACTCCATCTATAAATACATACTTACTAAAATCTAAATTGAAAATGTCTATAATATCCAATAAACCAAAGCACGTTAATAGCTTACTATCCTTGCTTGTTATTTCAGCAATATAAGGACTATGATAAGCATTAAATACGTTTTTGCTTGGGTAACTATTAGGACTAAATTGTACTTCTTTAGGTGCGCCAAAGTTTATGTCATTAGTAGGGTTAATAGGGTCATCTAAGTGTCCTGCGTAACCATAGCTTGTATAAGTAGCCAAGTTAGTAGTTGTATTCATAATGTTCCAACTTGCTACACCGGTAATCTTCTTTGTTTGCATTATACGAATGATGCTATCCATTCTATCTTCTGCGCTATTTGTGTTTGACTTCTTATAGATTGCAGGGAATACTTTGTCTTGTCCTGTTTGCTGAAACAATACAGATGCGGCAAATATAACTTCTAATGTGTCGGTTTCTTTTACAAAATCAAACTCGGTATCATAAATAAAATCGCCATACCCTTCTGTGTACTTCTTGCGGTAGTTTTCCCCGTAGAAATCATTATCAGCCTTGAACTTATAGTTATAGTAACGAGCGTTAATCTCACTCATTGGTTTAATGCTTATAGGCTTTGCTCTATCTACTTTGTTAGTCCAATCCAAAGCCTCAGCTGACTTATCAGGATAGAAGTCCACATACGGACTAATAACCAATTCTTTGTCATTAAACTTATTCTCATAAACGTAAAGGTTAAACATCTTAACAATGCTTAAAAAGAAATCGGTTTGAAATATACCTTTTGGGATTGTATCATTTACTTTAATTGTTTCTCCTAAGTTTACCTGCACTTGTGTAGGTGTGCTTGTAGTTACACCTATCTCTCCTAAAGTTATATCCAGGATAATTCCGTTTCCTAATATCTCAACTTGCATTGTGTCAGTATTAGCAAAGGTTACTCCGCTAACAGTGAACTCGCAATTCATAAAGTTACTTACACTTGCATCGAAATCTTGTCTGCCTATTTCTGCATTATTCTTTTTAAGTATAACAGAATAGTTTGGTAATGGTGGATTGTAAAAGGTAACGTTGCCCCTTAATAAAACCTTTATATCGGTTGTAATTGTTACACCGCTTCCATAAGTAAATAACTGCCCTAACCCGTCAAGTGTAAAGCTACCTGCCGTAACCATTGTATATTCTACATAAGGACTTATGTTTGTGTTTATAGTTATTAGCTTGGCAGCTGCGTTAAGGCTTGTATTGTTTAGTGTTGTTATGTTTGTTTGGTTATGCGGTATAATTAAACGCTTGAATAAAGCGGTATCAAAGAACGGGCAACTAAAGGTATAATCTGTTCCTGCAAATATCTTTTGCATATACTCCTTAACATACAAAGCAGGTCTAAACGTTGTATATTGAAAGTCCTTTTTAAGTGTTCCGTATGTACCCGTGCTAACGTTTCCGTAATCGATAAGGGGATAATAATAACCAGAACCCCCTGCGTTATCCCAACTCGCACTAATATTGGCTACGCTATAAGTATGGTTGTAAGCACTAAAATCTAAATCTTCCAAACGCTTATTTCCTAATTGATTAATAAAGCCACCAAGTTCTCCGACAACGCTGCATTGGTATTCGATTGTCTCTTTGTCAATAACTATTTCCAATATTCTTAAAGTGCCTTTGAATATTTGCACCTTATCAATAAAGATTTTGCAGTTAGCTTGTTTAGTTACGTTGAAGTTATACCCTACGTTTGGTAATGTATTATCCGTAAAGTTAGCGTTGTTAAGTTCGAAGATGTACCCAAATACAAGGTTATTGTTTGCCGTTCCTGGAACGCTTATTGTTTTGCTATAAGAAGTATTGCGACTACCAAACTCGCTTACATCATCAATGGCATAAGTAAACTCGGTAGATATATCTTGCAATAAATCAATCTTCTGCTCTTCTACGTATATCTCTGTGCTAATCATTATCTGAATTGGCTTGTTAAATACTTACCTACTTCTACTTCAATCTCAAAGTTAAATAGTTTGTCTGCACTTTCTAATTTGTACTCGTAATTGCTTGTGCTTATAGTAACAGGGAAATAAGCGCCAAGTACTTCCATATATACAATAGGAGACGATACAAGCTGAGCCAACCACGAATAGTCCTGTTCGCTAACCCAATCAGAAGTAAGCTTATATTTATCCTTATGCTGAATAGCATAGTTGAAAGTTGTTTCGTTATATCTGTTATATCCATCTATGTTTGTCATTTGTCCACCTACAAGCTGCCAATCGCTTCGCCTATATGATGCTCATTGATACTCGCTTGACCTTTTATTTACAAGGGCAAACTTCTTTGTGTCCCAACCGCCTAATCTATTTAGGAACTCTAAATTAAATTGTTGGTATTTAGGATAACACTTATGTCTTATCTTAATAACCCTCGTCTTTGCAGCACCTCTTTTCAAATAGAAGTTATAGCCGTAAGTATCTTCATTTATTATAGTTCCAGAAGCAAAGTCATTAATATGTGCTGCTTGTAGGTTAAACATATTAAACTGACCGGCAAGGGTTATATTGCCCGATACTGTGTTAGTAACTACATCTCCTGGTCCTAATACTTCTACCCAAGCAGAATAACCGCCTGTTGATATACGCAGGAACGTTATGTAAAAATTATCGCCATATTCTAAGGTAATCTCGTCTGTATCTCTCTCAGTCAAAAAGTCATCTGTAAAGTTTTCTAATAGTAAATTATCGTAATAGTCCGATAGCACCAAAGGTGTCTGGTTCTTTGTTAAGAACACATCGGCAAACAATGGCGGTACAAAGTTATAGGCTGAGTAGCTGCCGGATGCTAAGTTCGTAGTAGTTACACCGCTTACCTCTTCGCCTATCCTTACTTGATAATCTACTTT